TTGACGCAGTTGTTGATGTTGTTGTCGTGGTTGTCGTTGCAGTTGTAGTCACAGTATAACCCTTACCTGTTGTTGCAGTTGCATCAACTGAACCAGACACACTTGTGTTTGTTAAATCTAACTCCAACAGTTGATTTCTAACAGGCACAATATCATTTGAATTTGGAAGAACTGTTAATCTAAATCTTGTGGAAGTTGCCTCATCAACATCAGATACACTTGTTATCTGAACAGGATTAATTTTAATTTCACCATTATCATAATCCACTGTCCCAGCAAGAGAGTCAAAATATGTTCGCACACCAGCAACAAGATAATAAATTCTAAGATTTCCACTACCATCATCATCAAAGAAATATTCAGTTGACGCACCCTCTATAAAGAAACCTGTTGATGCAATAATACCACCAGCTGCAGAATTATGTCCATCATGTGGATGAAAGAATGCGTTATCAAAACTTAATGTGTATGCAGTCGCTTTTGTGGTATCTGGTGTTACAAACTTTGCGAGTGTCACAGTGGTTACGTTACTGAGTATTGAGTCATCAGTATCATCAATCAAACCTGTAAGTTGTGAGTGTCTAAATGGTCTATTGAAGTCTTGTAGATTATCACTATTATAATTTGATATGGTGGTGTTTACCAAACTCTCTAAATCACTTTGTATTTTTGTTGTCACGTTAGAATCATATTGAAATGTTGTGTTTAGTATGATAAAAGTTGTCTCTGGATTCACAATCACTGGTGTTATAGATGTAACTTTAAATTTTGCAAAGTCATTTACGAGTTGTGTCTTCTCTGTGTCAGTCAAGTTCTGACCTGTTGTACTTCTAATAGATATAAAAACTTTACCATATTCTGGAACTGAGGTGTCACCAGTTGCTGGGTCATATCCACCATCTTCCCCACCCCAAACAGATACAGCTTGTGTGTTTGCAAAAAGTTTTTTAGTGTAGGTTATATAATCATCTGTTGTAACTGCACGACCTTGTGATGCGTAGTCAAGTGGTGCTTGTAGTTTTATGGACGCAAGACTTTCTGGTTCTGCACCACCGCCAGCATTTGATACTGTTGTAACTGTAATATCACTGACACCATCTATACTTGATGGTGCAGAAAAACTAGACGCACCATTCGATGCAGTCTTGTTTGTCACCACATAGTTTAGTATGACTATATTTCCATCAGACAATGCTTTACTTACATTACCATCTCCAAAATAAACCTCATGATATCCATTCTCAACTTCCTGTAAATAATAAACAGAACTTGTTGAGGATATTTGTGATATGTCTGTTGCTTTTGTATAAGTTGTTACTGTAGAGTCAGATGCAGAGTTTTGAACTTGTACTTTTAGAGTTGAAGTGTCTGAACGATTATCTGGTAAAAGAAATCTTTGTTCTGGGTTCGTTGTATCTACAAGATACTTAGACGTTAAATATGTTCCCTCATAGATACTGACATTATTAAACGTGACAGTTCCACCAGCACCAGTTGCAGTTGCGTCTGCAATAGTCACAAACTGATAACTTACGTCATCAACTGTGGTAGAGAATGCAGTTCCAGCAGGCATTGTTTTTGATCCACTTGTTGTGGTAAGTGCAACATTGACAGTTGCAATGGGAGCTCTTGCAGATTGTACTTCATATCCCAAAGTCTTTGCGTGTGATACAACACTTGACCTTAGTGATGCACTATCAAGGAACATTTCATTCGCAAGCATATTCGCATTGAACCCTAGATAGTGAGTATTGTATGCAAGTATATCTAACATGATATTCATACCAGAACCTTCAAAGTCATAGTCCTTAAACTCTGTTTGGTTCTTTAGAAATACTTTTAAATTATCTTTTACGTCATCAAAGTCAAATTCTGTAACACTTAATCTTTTTTCATTTACTGCCATTATCGTAATCTTTCTAACATGAGTGACATATCCACAAGTTCAGTTGGAGTATTGACAACATAAAATTCAACAGACACTTCATATGAATTACGATCTAAATCTGGAAATGCACGAACACTTACCAGACGAGCTCTTGGTTCAAAATTATTAATCACATCTTCTACTTTTCTTGCGATTGTATGTGCAGTGAGTGGAGACATATTTTCGAATAACATCTCTCTGATACCACCAGCAATCTCTGGGTGAAAAGGTTTCTCATAGGTGTTAAGTTGCACAAGATTACGAATAGATCTCTTGACTGCTTGAACATCTGTTAGTGTTTGTATATCACTGTTTGAACTTTTCTTTCCGAAAAATAAATCCAAATCTGTATACTGTCTTGTGTTCCTTGCAGTATTATTCAGTTGTGCATCATACACTGCCATTTATAGACTCCTAAGTTTATATTATTTATACTATATCAATGCAGTTGCGTCTAAATTAAAGGTTGTGTTAGAATTGTTTGCGAGTGCGTCTGCCTTCTCAGCTGTAAACCTATCTTTGAGTCCTTGATGTAAAGATGGACTACTTTTAAAATATGCGTCAACTCTACTTCTCTCGTCATAAATTGCTTCAATTAATTCTGCATCCGTTACAGTGTCTACAGTTTTTCCAGTTCGTGCAAGTGCTTTCCTAAAAACGTAGGGTGCTCCTCCTTCACCATGTTGAACCGCTGTACTCCATATTGCATCTTGTAACCCATTACTATGTGTTCCATCGCATATATCAATACCAAACTCATCTTTGATACTCGCAACGACTGGATCGTATTTGTCGTTCTGTATATAATCGTGTTGTGCTTGTGCAAATCTTTTTGCATTGTCACCATTTGCAAGGGCTTTCCAATTTCTTTGAAATGTCGCAGAACCAGACGATGCACCAGAAGTTCCTCCGATACCATCTATCTGTTTACGAACATCACCATACTCATTATCATCCATCCAACTCATGAAATCTGCAAATGTCCCTGTCCTAGTTGATATTTGATATGTTCCATACGCATAACCATCTGTTTTACTTTTACCAATAGTCGCAGGCCCATCAGAACCAGATTCATAAATTGCAGAAATAGCACCCAACTCTGGTCTTTTACAATCTCCTGGCGGTGTTCTTACACCTTTCTTTCTTTTCCTTGCAGAACCATCTGATATACCACCTTTGGTTTTATCTCCACCAGTTCTTGAACCATCCTCTTCGTTAATCGGATTTTCATCATCTGAACCTCCAACTGTTGCAGATGTTGGTTCATATGGTGTAGTGATATCTGGTTCAGTTGGGTCAGTTACAACGACTGTGCCTGGAGAGGTAATATCACTGATTGAAACAGATGGGTCTGTTGCATGAGGAACGACTGCACCAGCAGAAACAGTTACGAGGTTAGATGTTGTTGCTTTTAAATTATAGTTTCCTGTATCTAAGTTAACAGTTGTTCCATCAACGTCAACAGTTGTACCATCAATAGAAACAGTTGTTCCAACTATGTTAGATGATGTTCCCTCTAGGTTAACAGTTGTCCCTCTTATATTTGTGGTAGTGACACCATTGATAGTCGTTATATCAGAGGTGAGTGCAATGACAGTGGACGCATCAACGTCAAGAGATGCAGTGTCAATGTTGACTGTTTTCTTTGCAAAGATATCAAATTTTGTTTGTGTATGAAACTCTATACCTTCCTCAATGAAAGACTTTCTATCACGACCTACCTCATCTATATAATCTCTTTCAACCTCTATGTTTAAATCCTTACACTTAATGTTGAGTGTACCTCTAACTGTTATGTTCAAGTCATCAGAATACCTGTAATCATCCCCTTGTATTATCTGATAACGATCACCTATGATTCTTTCATGTTTATTTCCGTCTTTATCAATCTCATAGAAAGTTCCTTCTTTATGATACACATGAACTCTCTCACTGTCTGATGTATCATCATACTCTACTATGTGTCCAGACTCAGATTCGAATACATGATTTTTTGGATAAGTTGCTTTATAAGTGGTTTCTGGCTCATTCCAGTAATTACCATCAGCCTGTGGTAATCTTTTAAATCTAGTTGCATTCTTTGTTTCAACTATGGTGTTTTCTGTTTCACCTCTTGCAAGACGATTGACATCTGACTCTTCTAAGAAATCTGTTTTAGGATAGACACCATTAGGATCGTAGAAACCTTTTGATGTATTAGGTTTTTCATCTGGAACACCAGGCAGTGTTCCAATTACTATAGGTTGTTGTTTGTCCTCTGCATCCATGAAGAAACCAACCACCCATGTTCCCTCAACCATGAACGATGGTGTCTGACCCATACCATTCATAGATGGGTCTGTCACAGGATGCATGATATGAGCCCAAGGCAAATCTGATGTTGGTATTCTTTCTTTGTCATCTGTGTGATGACCTACACAACGCACTCTCACACGACCAAGTTTTGATGGATCGTTTCTATCCTCTACGACACCAGTAAACCAGATGAAACCATCCATTCCCATAAAGTTTTGCATAAATAGACTCCTTACGAGTTATTTATTACTTCTTTTTGAATGAGTCGTTAAGTGAATCTACTACTGAGTCTATGTTAGGCTCTTGACCATGAGGATTATATTTGCACTGATACTCTATTGGGCACTGGCCCTCGACAACTAACTGATAAGTATCGTTTGCACCTCTGTATAAACAAACCTGTTGTCCACTCTTTGCTTGCACTCGTTTGTATCTGCGACAGGTAATATACTTTGGGTCTTCTCGCATACCTAATCGTTTCTCCTGTTCCCAAGTCCAATCACTAAACTTCTTGAGAAAACAAGTGAAACATTGTTTAATATTGTCTGGTTGTTTTTCTGGTAGAACTGGTTGTGCAAAGATGATTAGATATACAACTACCCATGCAAGAATGTTAATCTTCTTGAGTAAAGATAGCGTTGTAGTTTTTTCGTACATACTTTGTGTTCAGTTTGTTTAGATACCAGATGAGTCCAAGAATGACCCATGCAGTGTTGTGAAAATCCCAAGGCACAAACAAGTAATAGTACATATCAAAGTATTCAATGAAATACTCTATTACGTCTAACACTTAGATGTAACCTCTGGTGGATAGATATAGATATAACATAGTGAAAACAAATCCTGTGATGACTGTGATGAGAATACCTATACCAATCCATTCTTTGATTTTTCGTATCTGTTCTTCTCTATCGTAGATTGCCTTCTGTCTTTTTTTACGAATGTCTGCCTCTGTTCTGAGTAGCTCCTCCCAAGCACCAACGCCTCTGGAAAACATAATAATATTCTTGAGTTGTTCTCTCATATCCTCTGTCTTCTTTTTTGCCATGAGTGTTTGCAATGCCTCCTCTTCTACAGAACCAGC